AGCGATGGCGGGCTCACGGAAACACTCAACCAGCAACTGGACGGGTTCGCATGGACGCATTGGAAACTCGGCCGCTCGAGGCGGCGCGAGAAGTGAAGCTCACGTCGCTCAGCCTGAAGGATGTCGCGCTCGACGGTACGTTCGAAGGGTATGCCAGCCTGTTCCATCGCGAGGACCTGGGGCGGGATGTGGTCGCCCCGGGCGCATTCCGCGAAAGCCTCGCCAGCCGGGGTGCCGAGGGCATCCGCATGCTGTTTCAGCATGATCCGAACCAGCCGATCGGCACTTGGACGAAGATCTACGAGGATGCGCGGGGCTTGTTTGTGCGCGGACGGCTCGCGACGGAAGTGGCGAAGGCGCGTGAGGTTCTGTCGCTGATGCGCGCGGGCGCCATCGATGGGCTGTCGATCGGCTTCCGCACGGTCAAGGGCGTGCGCGATGCCCGCACGGGAGTGCGCCGGCTGGAAAAGGTGGATCTCTGGGAGATCTCGATCGTCACGTTTCCGATGCTGCCGGACGCACGGATCGCATCGGTGAAGGCTTACCCGTTCGGCGGCCGCATGCCGACCGAGCGGGAGTTCGAGCGCTGGCTCACGCAGGACGCTGGGTTCACGCGCTCAGAGGCGCGCGCGGTGATGCGCGACGGCCTCAAAGGCCTCAAGCCTCTGCGGGACGCGGGGCGGGCCTCGGCGTGGGAGGCGCGGCTGCTGCGGCAGATGGCAGAAGCGGCGCGGCTCCTCAGACAACCCCTGACCGTAAGAGGATGGTGACAGTGATGCTGAATGACAAAGGGCTCGAGGTGAAGAGCGCGTCCCATGCGGACCTTGGTGCGGGATTCGAGGATTTCATGCGGGCCTTCGAGGCCTTCAAGGAGACCAACGATCGCCGTCTCGGTGAGATCGAGCGGTGCATGAGCGCCGACGTGGTGACGGTGGACAAGCTCGCGCGGATCGACCGGGCGCTCGATGAGCACAAGCGGATCGTCGACGAGCTTGCGCACAAGTCGGGGCGCCCGCATCTCGGCGGGGCGACGGCGCGCTCTATTGGTGGTCTCGACCACAAGGCCGCATTCGAGGGCTACATGCGCCGGGGCGACAGCAATCTGCTGCGCAGCTTCGAGGGCAAAGGGCTCTCGGCCGGCTCCGATACGGATGGCGGCTACGTGGTGCCCGATGAGACGGAGCGGTCGATCAATCGGGCGCTGCGGGATATCTCGCCGATCCGCGCCATTGCCGGGGTGAAGCAGGTGTCGGGATCGGTCTACAAGAAGCCGTTCGCCGTGACCGGACCTGAAACCGGCTGGGTGGGCGAGACGTCACCACGCCCCGAGACGGGCAGCCCGAAGTTGGAAGAGCTCGCCTTCCCGACGATGGAGCTCTACGCCATGCCGGCGGCGACCCAGTCGCTGCTCGACGATGCCGTTGTCGACATCGACCAGTGGGTGGCGGAGGAGGTGCGGGCCACATTCGCCGCGCAGGAGGGCGTCGCGTTCGTAAGTGGTGACGGCGTCAACAAGCCGAAAGGGTTTCTCAGCTATCCGACGGTGGCCAATGCCGCTTGGGCCTGGGGAAATATCGGCACCGTCGCAACGGGGGTGTCGGGGGCGTTTCCGGCAACCGATCCGGGTGACAAGCTGATCGACCTCTCCTATGCGGTGAAGGCCGGCTATCGGGCCAATGCTCACTTCATCATGAATCGCTCGACACAGTCCGTCGTGCGCAAGATGAAGGACGGCGACGGCACTTACCTGTGGCAGCCTTCCGCCAAGCCAGGCGAGCCCTCGAGCCTGATGGGCTATCCGGTGGCCGAGTCGGAGGACATGCCGGACATCGGACCCGACAGCCATGCGATCGCCTTCGGTGATTTCCGCCGCGGGTACCTGATCGTGGATCGTGTCGGCATTCGGGTGCTGCGCGATCCTTACAGCGCCAAGCCTTACGTGCTGTTCTACACGACCAAGCGCGTCGGTGGCGGTGTGCAGGACTTCGAAGCGATCAAGCTGATGAAGTTCGGCGCGTAACAAAGCTTCTGACGTTGCCTCGCGAGGATGACAGCGTCCTCACGAGTTCCGCTCGCGACCTGACCCACTTCCTCTGCACGCGAGCGAAGCGGGCGGAGCTGCCGTGCATCTCCCTCACGGTGCTCCGCCCGCGCCCCTGTTGTCACCTCAGACGCAATCGGAGCCGCAGATGAGCCTTGTTCTGACTGCCGCGCCCGCCGTGGAGCCCGTCACGGTGGACGAGGCGAAAGCGCACTTGCGCATTGACCATGGTGACGAGGACGTCCTTCTCGGAAGCCTCATCGCGACGTCTCGCCTGCACATCGAGGCGGCGCTGGATCTGGCGCTCATCACGCAAAGCTGGTCATGGCGGCTCGATGCCTGGCCTGACACCACAGTCGTGCCCCTGCCGATGCGGCCGGTGCAATCGATCGAAGCTGTACGAGTTAGAGCCTCTGACGGATCGGTCGAGCTGCTGACGTCTGAGCAATTCATTCTGGATGACGCGACACTTCGGCCGCGGCTTCTGTCCGCATCGGGCGCGTTCCCACGTCCGGGTGTTCCGGCCCTCGGCATCGAGGTTGCTTTCACGGCGGGATTCGGGAGCACGGCCGGCGAAGTGCCGCCGCCGATCCGGCAGGCGCTGCTGATGCTCGTTGCACACTGGTATGAGAATCGCGAGTCGGTGGAGCTCGGTGGGGCGTCGACGCGGATTCCCGATACGGTATCGTCGCTGCTTGCGCCCTACCGAAAGGTGCGGCTGTGAGAGCTCCGCGCCTGGGGGTGCTGCGTCACCGGATGAGCCTCGAGGCGCCCTCCCGCATGGCCGGGGAGGGTGGCGGCGCCACTGTATCTTGGAAGCAGATCGCCAAGGTGTGGGCGCAAGTCGTGCCGATTTACGGCCGCGAGGTCTTTCAGGCGGACGTGATCGCGGCGCTGGCGATGCACGAAGTTCGCCTGCGTTATCGGGCGGATGTCACGCCCGAGATGCGCTTCACCATGGTCGGGCGGGTCTTCGACATTCGCGCGGTCCGCGACATCGAAGGGCGGCACCGCTGGCTGAGCTGCCTGTGCGAGGAGCAGTCGCCATGAAGGTGTCCGTCCGGATCGTAGGGCCGGGGACGGAGCTCGGCCGGGCTGCGGCCGCGCGGGTTGCCGACGCGGCGCGTCGGGCGGCTCACCGGCGCCGAGTGGCGGCCGGCGCGGAAAGGCTTCGAGATCAGCAAGGAGAGGTGAGCCATGTTCTCCGCAAGCCGGGCTCTGCAGGCTTCGATCTACGAGACCCTGATCAATGATGCCGGTGTGCTCGCAGCGCTTGGCGGCGCACGGATCTACGATCATGTGCCGCGCGGGGCGGCATACCCTTACGTGACCTTCGGCCAAAGCACCGTGCGGGATTGGAGCACCGGCGGCGAGGAAGGCGACGAGCACGTCATCACGCTGCATGTCTGGTCGCTCGCTGCCGGCCGCAATCAAGTTCACGACGTCATCGGCGCGATGCGGGCAGCTCTACGCGATCGTGATCTGCCGCTCGCGGGGCATCGGCTGGTCAATCTCAGACACGAGCTCTCCGAGGCGCGGCGGGAGGCCGACGGCGAACGCTTCCACGGCGTCGTCCGGCTGAGAGCCGTCACCGAGCCTTTGGGCTGATTATGAATCCCAACCTGACAGAGAGTTGACGAAAATGGCAGCACAGAAGGGCAAGGATCTCTTGCTCAAGATCGATGCGGATGGCCTCGGCACGTTCCAGACCGTGGCCGGTCTGAGGTCGCGCACGCTGGCGTTCAATGCGGAGACGGTGGACGTCACGCACCAGGAGTCGGTCGGGCAGTGGCGGGAGCTCTTGGCGGGCGCGGGCGCCAAGAGCGCGCGGATAACAGGCTCAGGAATTTTCAAGGACGCCGCATCCGACGAGATCATCCGTGAGATGTTTTTCAACGGGGTGATCCGCGATTGGCAGGTCGTGGTGCCGGATTTTGGCACCGTGGAGGGGCCGTTTCAGATCGCTGCCTTTGAGCTCGCCGGCCGGCATGACGGCGAGGTTTCCTTCGAGCTGGCGCTGGAATCGGCCGGCGAGCTTTCGTTCACGGCAGCCTAATCCCAGGGGGTGATCTGATGGCGAACCCACATCGTGGTGAGATTGAAGCCTGCCTCAACGGCAAGACGTGGAAGTTATGCCTGACGCTGGGCGCACTCGCCGAGTTGGAATCGGCATTCGGCGATGACGATATGCTGGCGCTGGCGCAGCGTTTCGAAAAGGGCCGGCTGAGTGCCAGCGATGCGACGCGCATCATTGGCGCCGGTTTGCGCGGCGCCGGGCATGACATCACCAACGAAGCTGTGAAGGCGATGCGTCCCGAGGGCGGCGTCCTCGGCATCGTCGATATCGTGGCGCGGCTTCTGTCGGCGACGTTCGGCGGTTCTCTCGGCGAGAAGCAGGGCAACGCTGCGCGTCCGGAGGTGCGCGCGCCGGACCCTTTCCCTGGGACGATGTAATGGCGATCGGGTTTGGATTGCTGCGGCTGCCACCGCCGACGTTCTGGGCCATGACCCCGAAGGAGCTTGGCGCGGCGTTGACCGCGATCGTAGGGCCCGCTCGGCAGGGGCCGCCGTCCCGCGGCGATCTCTCCCGACTGATGCAGGCCTATCCCGATCAGCAGTCGGTCAGAAAATCTCAGGAGTAAAATCGCAATGGCTGATCCCGTCGAGACCTGGACGGTCGCGATCGACGCCGACACCTCGAAACTGCAGCAGGAGCTGGCGAGCGCGGCGCGCTTCGGCCGACAGTTCAGTGCCGCGCTGACGAGTGCCTTTCAGGGCCTGGCGCTGCGCGGTCGCAACCTGGGGGACGTGCTGCGGTCGCTGACGATGAGCTTGTCGCGCATGGCGTTGCAGGCGGCATTCCGGCCCTTGGAGCAGGGCGTGGCGTCGCTGGTCGGCGGCGCGCTGTCCGGCCGGATCGCCTTTGCCAAGGGCGGGGTCGTGCAGAACGCATTGCCGATACCCTTCGCGTCGGGCGGTGTCATTGTCAGCCCGGTAACGTTTCCGCTTGCTGGTGGGCGCACCGGACTGGCTGGCGAAAGCGGGCCGGAAGCGATCATGCCGCTGGCACGTGGGCCGGACGGGAAGCTCGGCGTGCGCGCGCAGGGCGGCGGGGGCGTGTCGGTCACGATCAATGTGTCGACTCCGGATGCAGAAAGCTTTCGCCGATCGGAGACGCAAGTGGCCGCGATGCTCGCTCGAGCCGTGGCCCTGGGGCAGCGGAATCTTTAGCGGAGCTTATCCCCTCTCCCCATCAGAGATGGGGAGAGGGCTAGGGTGAGGGGCAGAAGCTGGTGCTGCGGTTTCTGGCTGCCCCTCACCCCGACCCTCTCCCCGCAGGCGGGGAGAGGGAGAGAGGCGAAGATCAGGGGCGTGCTGATGGGTTTTCACGAGGTTCGGTTTCCGAGCGATATTTCGCGCGGCGCAGTTGGTGGACCGGAGCGGCGCACGGATGTCGTCGTGCTGGGCTCCGGCCACGAGGAGCGGAACAGCCGCTGGGCGGATTCCAGGCGCAGCTACAATGCGGGATACGGGGTGAAGTCGCTCGATGACCTCCACGCTGTGATCGCGTTTTTCGAGGAGCGTCGCGGGCGGCTCTATGGTTTCCGATGGCGCGATCATGCGGATTGGAAATCGTGCCCGCCTGGACAGGTGCCATCGGCGACCGATCAGATCATCGGCACGGGCGACGGGGCAACGCTGACATTTCTCCTGCGCAAAACTTACGGCGGGGTGCACGCGCCGTGGTTCCGGGAGATCAGAAAGCCGGTCGAAGGCAGTGTGGTCCTCGCCGTTGATGGCGTGCTCCAGCAGGAAGGCGTTGCCATCGAGATAGATACAATCAGCGGTATGATCACATTCGAACCGAGCCATGTCCCCCCGGCTGGCGCTCAGATCACCGCCGGTTTCGCGTTCGACGTGCCGGTCCGCTTCGATAGCGACCAGCTCGAGGTGAACCTGCAGGGCTTCCGGCATGGGGCCATTCCCAACATCCCAGTCGTTGAAATCCGGCTATGAAAATTCTGCCTCCGGGCCTGCAGGCCCATCTCGACAGCGGCGTCACCACGCTGTGCTGGTGCTGGCGGCTGTCTCGCCGTGATGGCGTGCGGATCGGATTCACCGATCACGACCGCGATTTGAGCTTCGATGGCACGGCCTTCGAGGCTGCGGCAGGTTTCACCGCCACCGAGATGAAGCATGGCGTCGGCCTCGGCGTGGACAATCTCGAGGTCGAAAGCGCGCTGACTTCGGACCGGCTCAGCGAGGTCGATCTTGCTGCGGGCCTTTATGACGATGCACGGGTCGAGATCTTCCGTGTGAATTGGAGCGATCCGGACCAGCGCGTGCTGATGCGCGCCGGCAGCCTCGGTGAGGTGAGCCGTGCGGAAGCGCTGTTCCGCGCCGAAGTGAGGGGACTGGCGCATTATCTCCAGCAGCCGAATGGGCGCCTGTTCCAGTTCACCTGTGATGCCGATCTGGGGGACCGGCGCTGTGGCGTCGATCTTGAAGCGGGCGGCTTTCGTGGCAGCGGAACGGTAAGCGCGCTTGTTTCGGTGCGCGTGTTCGAGGTGAGCGGCATCGAGGCGTTTGCGGATCGCTGGTTCTCGCGTGGGCTGCTGACGTTCACATCGGGGGCCAATCAGGGGCGCTCCATAGAAATACGCACGCATCGGCTGAAGGACGCCGCTGTGCTCATCGAGCTTTGGCACGAGCCGTCGCAGGCCGTTGCTGCCGGCGATGCGGTCCAGCTCACGGCAGGATGCGACAAGCAGCTCACGACCTGTCGGGAGAGGTTCGGCAACGCCGTCAACTTCCGGGGCTTTCCGCACATGCCGGGTAATGACTTCGTGACGTCCTATGTGCGCCGGAGTGCCGCTCGATGAGCGGCGGTTGCAGGCCGGTCACGCGCGCGGACATCGTACGGCAGGCGCGGAGCTGGATCGGCACGCCCTATCGCCACCAGGCGAGCCTGGTTGGAGTCGGCACCGATTGCCTCGGTTTGGTGCGCGGTGTCTGGCGCGCGCTATACGGATGCGAGCCGGCGGTTCTGCCGCCGTACACGCGCGACTGGGCAGAAGCGAGCGGGCGAGAAACACTGCTGGAGGCGGCGCGCCAGCATCTCGTCGAGACAGACTGCACGAATGCCGAACCGGGCGATGTGCTGATCTTTCGCCTCCGTCCAGCGCTGCCGGCCAAGCATGTGGCCATTCTCGCGACAGCGGCAACGATGATCCATGCAATGGAGGGCGCGCCGGTGGCCGAAGTCGCAGTGGTGCCGTGGTGGCGTCGACGCCTCGCGGGGGTTTTCTCGTTTCCGGAGATAGGCTGATGGCGACGCTTGCTCTTGCGGCCGCGGGATCCGCCGTCGGCAGCGCATTGCTGCCGTCGGGGTTGACCGTTCTGGGCGCCACCATCGGCGGCGCGACGATCGTTTCCCAGATCGGTGCGCTCGCTGGGTCCTTTGTCGATCAGGCGCTGTTTGGAGCCTCCGGGCAGAGCAGGCCGTTTGCGGGCCCACGGCTCACCGACCTTCGTGTGACGGCTTCAACGGAAGGTGCGCCGATCCCGCGAGTCTATGGCCGGGCGCGGATTGGCGGCCAGGTCATCTGGGCCACGGATTTCGAGGAGGAGGTGGTTACCTCGAAGGTCGGCGGCGGCGGCAAAGGTGTGGGTGGCGGGAGTGCGGCCAAGCAGATCGAGTATCGATATTATGCAAACTTCGCTGTAGGTTTGGCGGAGGGCGAGATCTCGGGCATCGGCCGGGTCTGGGCCGACGGGCAGGAGCTCGATCTCGGTAGCGTAACCTGGCGGCTCTACACGGGCAGCGAGGATCAGCAGCCGGATAGCCTCATCAGCGCGCGCGAGGGCGCGGATCATGCCCCGGCTTACCGGGGACTGGCCTATATCGTCTTCGAGCGAATGCCGCTGGCGGCCTATGGCAACCGGCTGCCGCAGCTTTCGTTCGAGGTGTTCCGCGCCGTTGATGATTTTCATCGCAGTGTTCGCGGCGTCGTCCTGATTCCGGGATCGGGCGAGTTCGTCTACGCAGGTGAGGAGGTCACACGGCGTGAGGTGAACGGAACGCAGGTCGCCGAGAACGTCCATACCCGTCAGGGGGGCACGGATTGGACGGTGTCCGTCGATCAGCTTCAGGCATCGCTGCCCAATGCACATTCAGTCTCGCTCGTGGCGAGCTGGTTCGGTACCGATCTGAGGGCCGGGCATTGCCAGATTCGCCCAGGCGTCGAGATTGCCAACAAGAAAACGAAGCCGCTCACATGGAGCGTCGCGGGCTTGTCGCGTTCTGAGGCGCATGTCGTCAGTCTTCACGACGGCCGGCCAGCCTATGGCGGCACCCCATCGGACGAGACGGTGATCGCTGCCATACGGGATTTGAAAGCACGTGGGCTGTCCGTGACGCTGACGCCTTTCATTCTGATGGATGTGCCTGACGGAAACGCATTGCCAAACCCGTATGAGCCTGGATCAGCGGGCCAGCCCGCCTATCCGTGGCGCGGCCGGATTACGCTCGACGTGGCGCCGGGGCAGACCGGTAGTGCGGACAAGACGGCCGCTGCGGCCGCTGAGGTTGCGCAGTTCGTCGGGACAGCCGAGGTCGGCCAATTCGCAATCGTTGGCGGAAAGATTGTCTATTTCGGTCCGGCGGAGTGGTCTTATCGCCGGTTCGTGCTTCACCATGCCTATTTGGCCAAGGCTGCTGGCGGCGTCGATGCTTTCGTGATCGGAACGGAAATGCGCGGGCTGACGCAGATCCGCAATGCGCCGCAGACGTACCCGTTCGTGGAGGCGTTAATTCAGCTCGCGGCAGATGTGAAGGCGGTGCTCGGGCCGGAGACGAAGGTGACGTACGCTGCGGATTGGTCGGAATACTTCGGCCATCATCCGCAGGACGGATCGGGCGACGTCTGTTTCAACCTCGACCCGCTGTGGGCCTCGCCGGCGATCGATGCAATTGGCATCGATCTTTATTGGCCATTAAGCGACTGGCGCGATGGCCACGACCATGCCGATGCGATTGCCGGGGCGCGGTCGATTTATGATCTCGATTACCTGAAGCGGAATATCACGGGTGGGGAAGGCTACGACTGGTATTATGCCAGCGCCGCTGACCGCATGAGCCAGACTCGAACGCCAATTACGGATGGGCAAGGCAAGCCGTGGGTGTTCCGGTACAAGGATCTGAAATCCTGGTGGCTCAACCCGCATTTCGATCGGCCCGGTGGCGTCGAGCAATCGACACCGACGGCGTGGGTGCCCCAGTCGAAGCCGGTTTGGTTCATGGAGATCGGCTGTCCGGCGGTCGATAAGGGCGCCAATCAGCCCAATGTCTTCGTGGACCCGAAAAGTGCGGAGACCGCGTTGCCGTATCACTCCAACGGGCAGCGCGACGACTTCATGCAGCGCCGGTATTTGCAGGCACTGATCGAGGCGTTCGATCCGCTTCATCCTGGTGCGCTGCCCGAGGTCAACCCGATTTCGGAGGTGTACGGCGGACGAATGGTCGACCCGGCACGGGTTCATGTTTACGCGTGGGATGCACGGCCTCATCCGGCCTTTCCCGCGGATACGGAGACCTGGGGCGATGGTGACAACTGGCAGCGCGGGCACTGGATAACGGGACGAATTGCCAGTGCTCCGGTCGGCGATCTCGTCAAGCGGATTCTCGATGACTCGGGCTTCGCGAATTACGAGGCCGGCGCTCTGACCGGGATCCTGCCGGGCTATACCCTCGACCGGCTGATGGCGCCGCGGGAAGCGATCCAGCCGCTCGAGCTCGCGTTCTTCTTCGATGCGGTTGAGAGCGGCGAAAAGATTGTTTTCCGCCCACGCGGCGCCAGCTCGCAGCCTGTCGAATTGTCTACGGACAATCTGGTTGAGGACCGGCCGGGCGCAAGCCTGGTGCGCCTGACGCGTGGTCAGGAGACCGAGTTGCCGGGCTCAGCCAAGATCATCTATGCCTCGGCTGTGAATGATTACAGGCAAGCCGTGGCCGAAGCTCGCCGGCTGGCCGGCGCGAGTGCCCGTGTTGCCCAAGCTGACCTGGCTCTGGTGCTCGAAGCCGAGCAGGCGGCGGCCATCGCTGACTCTTGGTTATTCGAGAGCTGGGCGGCGCGCGAGCGGGCATCGTTTATACTTCCGCCGAGCAAGCTGGCGGTGGAGCCGTCGGATATTGTTCGCATCTCAGGCAACGGGCGGTCGCGGCTGTTGCGGGTGACGGAGATTGGCGATCGCGGTGCACGGGAGATCGAGGCTTTAAGCATCGACCCGGCGCTTTATTCGCTCGGCGAAGGTCCGGTGCGTGCAGCCAGGACGAAACCGCCGGCGCCGTCCGGGCAGCCGCTGGGGTACTTTCTGGACCTGCCGCTATTGCGGGGCGACGAGCCGGAGCACGCCGGATATTTTGCGGCATCGCAGTCGCCCTGGCCGGGAGCGGTCGCGCTGTTCCGGTCGCCGACGGAAACGGGGTTTTCGCTGGAAGCTATTGCGGTGGCTTCGTCCGTCACAGGCGAGCTGGTGAGCCCGCTGGGGCCAGGGCCGATCGGGCGCATCGACTGGGCGAGCCGTATCCGCGTTCAGCTCGATTCCGGCAGCCTCGCCTCGGCCGACGAACTGCAATTGCTGGCGGGTGCCAATACGGCTGCAATTCGGAATTCGGATGGCGATTGGGAGGTGCTGCAATTCCAATCAGCGGTGCTCGTTGCGCCCGGTACTTACGAGCTCTCAGGACTGTTGCGTGGTCAGGTGGGCAGCGAAGTTGCCATGCATAACGAAGTTCCGCCTGGGGCTCCATTCGTGCTGATCTCGCAAGCGTTGGCGCGGGTTGATCTGGCCCCCGGCGACGTCGGGCTCGCTTTCAACTGGCGGTTCGGCCCGGCGGATCGTGATCTCGGTGATCCGGCCTACGTCGCTCAGCAACATGCCTTTCGCGGGGTCGGTCTGCGGCCGCTGAGCCCCGTGCATTTACACGGCAAGCGAAGCGAGGGCGGCGATCTCGAGCTGTCCTGGATCCGCAGAACCAGGCTCGGTGGCGATAGCTGGGAGGCGAGCGAGGTGCCGCTGGGCGAAAGCGATGAACGCTACGAGATCGACTTTCTCGACAATGGCGTGGTCAAGCGCACCCTGACTGCGACGGCGCCGACTGTCACGTATGCGGCAGCTCAGCAGGCAGAGGACTTCGGCAGTCTGCCGTCGGAGGTCACCGTGTGCGTCTACCAGCTCAGCAGCGTCTGGGGCCGCGGCACCCCCTGCGAAAAGCGCGTCTGATCGCCAGCAGTCACCTCACCAGAACAGTTATCCGTCAGCCAAGGAGTTCCGTTCCATGGAGCAGCCCGCATGGCTCGATCACGCGTGGCGAGAAGCCGGCGTGCGCGAGACGCCCGGCCCAGCGAGCAACGAACGCATTCTGCAGCTCTTCCGAGATGTCGGACACGCGAGGATCAACAGCGACGAAACACCCTGGTGCGCGGCGTTCGTCGGCGCCTGCCTCGAACGGGCGAAGCTCAGCAGCACACGTTCGCTTCTGGCACGCTCCTATCTCGCCTGGGGGACGCCGCTCAGAACCCCGCGACTCGGCGCTGTCGCCGTTCTGAGCCGGGGCAGCGACGCGGGACAGGGGCATGTCGGATTTGTCGTTGGAGCGAGTGAGGGTCGACTTTTCCTGCTTGGCGGCAATCAGCAGAACGCAGTCACCGTTCAGTCCTTCGATGTGTCGAGGCTGCTTGGATTGCGCTGGCCGAATGACGTCGTGGTAGAGGCACCGGATGGCAGCGATTTCGAAACGGCTCTGGCGCACGTGCTGGAGATGGAAGGTGGCTGGAGCAATGATCCCCACGATCCAGGCGGCCCCACCAATCTCGGCATCACGCTCGGCGTTTACGCTGCCTGGAAAGGCGTGGAGCTGAAAGATGCCAATCGCGACGCGCTGATCGCCGAGTTGAAGCAGCTCAAGAAGCCTGCCGTTCGGCCGATTTATCACGCGCGCTACTGGGTGCCGTCGCGGGCCGCCGCCCTGCCGCCGGGACTCGCGCTGATGCACTTCGATGCTGCCGTGAACCATGGCGTCGGCAATGCCGCGCGTATGCTGCAGGAGGCACTGGGCGTGACGGTGGATGGCGAGATCGGGCCCGAGACGCTCGGTGCAGCCGGCAGACTTCCGGTGGACGAAACTATCGGCCGCTACGCGGAAAGCCGCCGGAAACGCTATCGCAACCTGCCACACTTCTGGCGGTTCGGCCGCGGCTGGCTGCGCCGCGTCGACCGGACCGTGGCTGCCGCGCAGAGGAGCAACAGCGCCCAGGGATCACTTTCCAGGCAACCTCGAGCAGGAGAACGGAATATGCCAGCAAACGATAAAGCGGCCGGCACGAGCAAGTGGTGGGGCCATTCCATGACCATCTGGGGTGCGCTCATCACGGCGGCCTCGACGGTGCTTCCGGTGATCGGCCCCTTGTTCGGGCTCGACTTGACGCCTGATCTGATCCGCGAGCTCGGCGACCATGTCGTCGACATGGTGCAGGCTCTGGGAGCGCTTATCGGTATCATCATGACGATCTACGGTCGCAAACGGGCGACCACTGCGCTGGAGCGCCGATCGGTCACCTTCCAGCTCTGA